TCGGGTACTGGCTCCGGCTCTGGCTCGGGCAACACAAGATCGCTATAACCTTTTATTGCCTCATCCAAAGACATAACTGCATAGCTTGGAGGGTTTTCCGTGCCGTCACCTTTTGGCGACACGCCAACCATAACCTTGGTTTCACTGGCCGTGTTCTTATCTGCAAGCTGCTGCATTGTCTCTGCTTGCTTTGCTGTTAGCTTTTGATCCCCAAATAACTGAACTGAGATGACAAAAGTTTCAGGATTCTCATAAAAAAAGCTGGCCCTGCTTGCGCCCGTATCATTCTGGAAGCGCTCGTAGTTCCAGTCGCTATCCTCTACTGCGTAATAATGACTAACGGCATCAAGATGATCGCCACCCGTATATAGGATCGTCCCATCATCCATTAGATACGGAGAGAATTCGGTATCCCCATGCTCCGCTACCTTCTCTACAGGCACCGTTCCCTTCTGTTTATATTCATCCCACGATTCCCGTGGCTCTAGCACTTCCTTCGGCTCATCAACCGCCTGTACTGGCGCTGGTAGGTTCTGATCGTTTAGCTCTTGCTGCACGTCCTCGGGAACTGGCACGCTGTAATCTAAAAGAATATCTCCGGAGCTACCCTCATTTGGATCTATTGAAGGCGGTGTAACCATCTGCTTATTCTGCTCTGCTAATGCTCTGGCCGTTATCATGGCCGGCGCTTCCACTACCGCAGTCGGACCTTCCGCTAATCCCTCTATCGCAACGTCTAATCCACTTTCAATGCCACCAGTATCAACAATCTGTGCCAGTGCTTCACCTGTCGCACCACCGGCAGCTTGTAAGCCAACCTCCGCAGCTGCACCGCCCCCATACTTGGCAACCTTGCCCGCTTTGCTCGTAGCTTCAACCGCATCAACAATGTACTTAAATGGCTTGCCTGCTATGCCCATAGTAAAAGCATCTAGAATGGCAATAGGCACACCACGTTGCAGTGCGTCATTACCAACCTGGGCCATTAGCTCGGGGTTTTGCACCGCAGCTTCGATGTTCGCTACGTCTGAAAGGTCTACGCCATTCTCGCGCAGTCCGTTCAGTATGGTTGATTGGTACTCAATACCAAATGATGAAGCACCTGCACCCAAAGCCGCGCCAATTGGCGGTCCAAGAGGACCAAAAGGAGTGCCTGCTGCAGCGCCGGCACCAGCGGCTAATAGAGCAGTGGGCAACGTCTGAGCCGCTGACTCCAGTGCAACATTACCCACACCATCCAGATTTCCAAGCAGATTACCTAAACCACCATCGTAAAGATTCTGTACATCAGGGTCCGTACCTAGCGCCTGCAGATCACGTTCCTGCTGGGCAACGCTTTCATAGTCTCCGAAGGCCATTGCAGCCGTTTGGTGTAACCGATTAGCACCGCGCTGAAAGTTCTTGCCAGCCTCTTTTAACTGATCGACGCGATTGCCAATAAAACCTTGCTGGTCCTGCTTAAAGTTACTGTCCATGTAGGCCGCTATATCGGAATCTGTAGCATCATCCGGCGCAGTAACCATATAGCTCTCACCATCAGGTGCGGTTACCTTGTACTGAGCCATTATTGAGTCACCTTCTCAATTGAATAACCGGCAAACGGATCGAAAATAAGGTCATCACCATCCCACTTAGTTTGACTCTGTAGTTGTGAAATGATTTCGGTTACGTTATTTGGGTTTGCCTGCAACATAGCCGCAAGCTTCTGGGATATTGGCCTAAAGGCTTCCTTATGGTCTGAATTGTTAGGGTCTAAGCCTAAGTTCTTCCAAAGAATTTCCGATGACGTATCCAGTAAGTCAACATAATCATTAGGCTCTATCCCTGTTACGTTCGGCTTTATTTCAGATAGGCTCTTAGTCATATCATCGCCCATCTCAACGCCAAATAATTCGGCAATGCTACCCGCTTGGCTCTGGTCTGTTTGATTATCCAGCACTGCGTCTACGACGGATTGTGTCCTGTCAAGCTGACGGTCTAGACTATTCTGGCCGGCTGTAAATCCGTTTTGAATGCCGTCTCTGTAGAGGGTGTTTGAATGACCGAGCATAATGTCTTCGATGCCATAACGGTGCTGAGTCGCATCCCTTTGGGTGGTGTATTCGTTGAGCTGCTGGTCCCTTCCCATAGTGTTGCCATGATTTATATTGGCAAGCGCTACATCAAAGGCATGTCCTAACCCTGCCATATCTACTTCGCGCAGATGCTCTGTCGTTGCGGCAGTTGCATTAATGTTGCCCTGGTTCTCCTGACCGATTAGGGTGCGTTGAAGACCGCCCGTGTCTGTAAAGAAGTCTCCGAGCTGCCCGCCCGCTGCAATATTCATCTGTGCCATTGCCTGTCTTGCCTGCGGCGTTAAATTACCCTTGTCATCATAAGAACGTGGATCGCCAAGCGCATCAGCTAACTTACCGCGTGCAACTCCTTGAGCTGCAGTCGCATCCAACTCAGCTTGTGTTTTCTGCATCCCCAGCTTGCTTGCCGCAATCTGTTGGCGCGTTAGCTCGTCTTGAGGCGAACCGTAAATGGCTGTCATCAGATTTTGACTGATAGCTTTCATATACGGCGAGTTAAAGTGCGTTGACACCTTACCCGCGCTGGTGGGAGCTGACTGCCCCAAAACTGCGTTGCTCAAGCCTTTTGCATAAGGATTCATTTCAGTGCCTCATAAAACTGGGGGTAGTCGGAAGCCGCCAGTAGGAGCTGGCGAAAATGGTATTGGACGAAGCTGCTGACCAAGATTTAAAGGCGTAACCCCGTTAGGCCCAAGGGCTGAGGCAGCATTACCCGCGCCTGCAGCCGGTGCCATCATTGCACCCATGCCAGTAACCATGCTTGCCATCGACATAAGATCACCGATGGTTCCAAGCGTCTGGCCTTTAGTCTGCGCGTTCTGCAGCTTCGTGTTGAACACTGCATTGTCGCCCTTCATAAAATCAGCCGCGCGCTTAATGTCTGTCGCGTTATCCATTGACTGTCTGGCGTTGTTGCCCAGCACATACCCGCCGGACAGTAGATCAGCACGCGCATTCGCCACCATATCGGTGTACCGCTTGCCTGACGCACGCTGTCGGTTATTCTCAGAAATCACGGTGTCCGTGGTTCCAGCATTGCTTACCGCTGACATTGCACGCTCTGCAGGCTTTGTCTCCTGAAATACATCAGATAGCCGCTTTGACTCTGCAGCCTCTTTAGCCTGCTGGTTCTTATACAAGTCCTCCGTCTTGCTCGCGGCTTTCTTTGATTTCTCAATGTTCTTATCGTTCTGAGCTTCAACCCACTTGTAGGCTTCAGCGCTGGCCTTATCGACCTTGCGCTGGGACAGTGTGTTTGCGCCCATGCTTCCAGCGGCCAGAGCAATCGGTAACCAAATAGGGATAGCCATGATATTTATCCTACGTTTGTGCCGGATTTGCTGTTGTTGTTACTAAACAATCCGGTGTTGAATCGTGAGTTATTACTGCGCTCAAGCTCTGCCTGAGTCGCCAGCCCGAATGATGTATCCGTAAACAATTGACCTAACGGGTCGTAGCCCTGCGCCTGCGAGGTCGTTAGCGCGGCATCAGCTGCATCGCGTGCTGCGCCCGTCGCATCTGCTGACTGCTGCAACTGGCCCAGCACGTTGGCTTGAGCGCGCTGCGCGTCCATCTTCCTGCGCTGGATAAAGTCTTCACCCTTAACCTGCATTTGCTGTTTGGCTAGGGACATTTGCTCATTCAGCTCGCCGTATTTGTCAGATCGAACGCTAGAGTCACTGAGTCCTGAGCGCGCCAGCTGGTACACCAGACCTTGCCGCGCATCGTTATACTGCCGATCCATTTGGGGCATGTAGAAGTCATCGAAGTTGCCACGAATTTTGTCGTAATATTCTGGCGTAAACTGATTAGCAAAGGTCTGCCGGACCCTCTGAGTGCCTGTCTCAATATCGCGCTGACGGTCTAACTCCCGCTGTTCAGCCCTGCGTGTGTACCCGTCACTGCTGCCGCTGCTACTCATCTCAATGCCTCACTTGTTTTTCGTGAAAGGTGTCTTTCTTGCCGCGCCACCAATGGACCCGCATACCGTCTGGCAGCAACTCTTTAACGGCCATCATTACTTCCCGTCCGTCAGCGTTGCCTGTTACAAAATCAATAACCCAGAAATTTGGCCCAGAGTTCCACTCATCAGGGTCGATAATCTCTCCAGCACGGAACCGCGCTGCGGCATCATCCGAGAAGTAGGCAAAGCTTAACCATGCCACCGGCTTCTCATCTGCCCAAGCCACCAATATGTTGCCGGTACGCATCGGGCTTGTGATATATAAATGCACGTCCAACACACTCCGGCGCATCCAATTGTCATCGTGAACGCAAAGATGCATACAAGTGGCAAGGCCCATGTCATCGTCCGAGGGGTGACAAATATCCATCAAGACGCTTCCTCCCCATCTCTGTAATGCCATGCCAGATTGCCCAACTTGGCTCCCTCGCTACTGCTTTTTAGCCTAAAGCTAATCTGCGGTGCGTAGTTCTGGATCGCTATTCTTTGCTGCCGGAAACTCGTACCTTCAACCATGCCGACCGTCTCAAAGATTGGGGTGTCCATATCGGGAGTCACGCTGTAGTCAATGTCCCAAGAACCCTTAGCGGCTATGTCAATCGCATGAATGTCCTTCATCGTCGCCGGCTTTCCGGCACTTAGATAAGGAAGCTGGACCGTACACTCATGGCCTTCATCCCCAGAGCCGTAGCGCATAATGAGGTTATCGTCCGTCCGTATGTACATATCGCTGCTGTTGTTTGTCAGCACCTCAATGCGCTTATCAATTTGCCATTGGGTCCATGCAGAAATCTTGCTAGACGCAAAGTAGGTAAAACAAAAAAGGTCAGTGCCGCCGCTTTTCTGAGGGATTGCAATCGTGTAGCGACCATCCCGAGGCTCCATACAAGCCGTAATAAACCGAACGTCGTAGCACCCCTCAACGCTCTCTTGCACCACCTGATCTATTGGCGTCCCTATATCTGAGCTAAACGCTGCGCCCGTAACCTCGCGGCTGTTCAAACTCCGGACGCCAGTGAGGTCGAGGTAGAACACATCGCGGTTACCCCAACTCACTACGGACCTGGGGGCAAATGTTCCTGTGTTATCAACCACACTGGACAAATTGCTACGCGCTAGATCAGGATCAACATTCCAAAGGTAGACAGACTTCTTAGCAAACACCGCCAGCCGGTTGCCGAATTGCGCAAGGCTTTGGAGGTTGCTGGAATCACCACCGTAGAATGAGAAGTCGATGAAGCCAGCACCGTCGCTGTCTGGGGACCACTCACTTGGCTGATTAATTGCCGATACGTTAAGTAGGTTAGAGTCCTGTCGGTTGATAACAAAGTTGCCGTCAGCGTCTACGCTCGGGTTTCCATCCTCATCAAAGCTTTGGGTCCAGCGATCATCAGCCACCCCATAGACTTTCTGATCCACTTGCAGCGCATACTTCGCAGGATTAAACCACTTGTAAACACCTAGCGCCGTGTAGTCCAGATCATTGTCCTGTTGCGCTAATGTTACCGAGCTAGCCGGACCGTCCCCTACAATGTTACTAGGGGTAACAGTAAACTCTACCCCTGATCCGTTTAGCTCTGCGGCATTCAACACGGCAGGGTCCGTAATCAGCACACTGAGGCTGCTTGTAACCCACGTTCGATCTGTCGCATCACACGCTAATGTGTACTCAACTGGCGCACCGTTAGCCGGAGCTGCGTCCCATCGGGCCGTGATGGAGGGTCCGTCAAAGTCATAGCTTACGGATAAGTTAGTGACGCTATCGGGCGCTTGCGCATCTCCAGAGACATAAAAGACGTTAGGGATCATCTTGCCGCGGTCACTTAAACCGCCAGCATTGCGCGCTTTGGCGTAAACATTATAGTAAACGCCAGACTGCACACCGCTGATAGTATTCGTGTTGCTCTCAAGCACAATCTCGCCAGCGCTACTCAAGTCCTCTGCATACAGCACGTAACCGGTCGCGCCTTCTATAGCCTCAATCTCTGCTGTAATAACACCATCGGCAGCAACCGCTGATAACACATCAGGGCTATCTGGGGCCGCAATGACACCGCCGGTCGTCTGCGCTGAATAGGCGGGATTGGGTGGAGAGGGAATGATATTTATAGAGCCAAGGCTTAACCCAACGTAATACAGCGTGTCAGCCTCTAATCCCTGTAAATTATAGGTGCCGCGAGAGGCCGGCAATCCCGTATCAATCTGCTGGCTATACCCTCCAGCCGATGTGGAATAATGGACCCAGACACTTTGCTCGCTTTGAGTGCTGGCTTGCCACCGAATTAATATGCTGTTAGCAGAAGGCTCAAGACTTTCAATGATTGGCGGAAAGGTCGGATTAACGGGTCCAAAGCGCGCCTTACGTGAAAGATCACCCTCTGGCAGCGCCTCAACACCCCCATCCATAACGCTTGCCGTGGGGTCCATAACTACCCAAGGAATAGCGCCGGCATTCATAAACACGCTGTAGCCGTTGTAACGCTCTCCCAGCTCCTTACTACTAATCCACAGCGTTGAACCCGCAGCCCTTGCTGCAAAGCCACTGGCCGTATCCGCATTGATCTGCTTGGCAATATCAACGGCAACCTGCTCGTTGGTGTCCCCAGTCACCGAACCTTGGAATATCGTGACGCGGTTATTAATGATGTTGTTGGTAAACCGTAGCCCTATGTTGCGCCCTATGTCCTGCATACTAAAATTAGTCGCATAAATGTTGAGTAGGCGAGGCGTAGCATTACCTTCGTCATCCACCTCTTGAGGCGTCTGCACATTTAACGAAAAGCTAGTGTGCGCACGGCCATTGCCGATTGAAGGCCAGTTAGTCTCATTTTCAATCTCGCCATCTTCGTCCGTGGTGGTTTGGTCGATGACAATGTTTTCTGTGACACGCATCGCAATGTTCGTAGGGGATGCCCCGTAATAACTTAGGTATCTCCCAGGCTCTACATTAAATTCAGCGCTGACAAACAGCTTGTTACGCACCAACCGTACCGAGCAAACACGCTGCAATCTGGCCGCTGGATCGGGGTGGGGCAGCTCTATGACTCTGACGTTTTGCGCCGTAGCAGACGCTTGCCAGTCGTCGGTAAAGCGTGCGTAGCTATCCACGAACACCGTAAATTTATCCCATACGTCCTCATCCTTAACAAACAAGCCGCGACTATCTTCTGTAATAGCACTCAAGAATACTTCAGCGCCAAAGCTCTTACGTCGCTCTACCTCACCGCCACGGGTGATGACGCAGTTATCCGCTTGGATAAGCGCGCCAGCTTCCTGCGTCTCTTGCAGCCTACGAACATCAAGGCCGCGAACAAAGTCTTTGACAAGGTAGTAAGCCATTAGCCAGTGATTCCTGCCGGCATCGCTTTGTCATCTTTCATTTGCTCTTTAAGCATTTGAATCATTGCAGCCTTTACAGAATCCAAGTCTGTCGCACTCTCAATGCCGGCTATCGCTGCTGCTGCAAGATCGTTAGACCTATTTTTCTGCACAAATACATCAGCGCACCACTGCACATTCGGCACATGGTTTGACGACACAGGATAAGCACTATCAAAAATAAAGTTGCCATTCATGCCAATGCTGGCTGTACCCTGCGGTACGCCGCGCCCAATAAGGATGCCTCTCGCGCAAAATAACGTCCCGCCTACCGTGTCATTATTGTTTGGCAGCGCACCCTCATAGCCAACATACACATCGCCCTTGGTGTGAACCGTGCTGTAGTTACTCGCACCAATGGTTGCGTTACCGTTGATTGTGGTTCCGCCAAGGGTGGCTCCTGCTGGTGCGCTTATCGTTGAAACGCTAAGGTTCTGCGGAATGCTCACATCAGGGAGTTCAATGCCGTTAATAGCCGCGTCAACATAGCGCTTGTTTGCTGCATGGTCTCCACTCTCGGGGTCTCTCAGTCCCCAGATAAAATTGTTTTCCATGCCGATACTGGCTTGATCTTCACCCATGCCGCGACCAACAATCACTCCACGACCCAAGAATAAAGTGCCAGCTTCTTCATCATCGTTATCGGGAAGTTTCCCTTTATGCCCTATGTAGGCATCACCAAGGAATCTGATAGTGCTGAAATCATCTTTGCCGATTGTCGCGTTAGCATCTATTGAAACGTCGTCTTGAAGTACCGTTTTACCCTTTACCAGCAAGCTACCTTTGACTGTGAGGTTGGTTGTACCTGAATCCGTAAACAATGCGTTCTGCTTTACCCATCCCTTACTGACCGCGCACGTATCATTCACGGGATCGCCAAGATCAAAGATGATGTTGTTATTCATGTTGATAGAGGCTTCGCCTGCTGGATTGCCCTTGCCAACTATGATTCCGCGCCCGACAAAGAATGTGCCTAGCTCTGCGTCGTTATTGTCTGGACGGTTAGTGCGCTCATAACCAACGTAAGTATCACCCTGAAGAATGACCGAGGTTTCTTTGTTATCTACCCCAACAACTGCCTCTAGCTTCCGAACCCTGAAGGCAATCTCTCCGTTGTAAGGGTCATCACCTATCGCGGGTACACGAACCGTAAACCTATCGCCCAGCATCGCAATGCCAGACTCATAACCTGAACCTGCTGGATCGTTAAATGGCTGAACCTGAAGCGAGTTAAGGTTAATGTACTCGCCGGTCCAAGGGTCCAGAGTGCTGGTGTACTGCTCTTGTACAAACTGATAGCCAATATTGTCTGCTCTGTCTTTTTTGAGCGTAATTCCATTAGCGACCTTTAGCTTGTCATCGGCGTACTGAACATTATCCTCTGCCTTGTAAGCTTTTGTGGCATCGTCCCAAATCAGCATTCCACCTTTGACTGCGCCAGCACCTACATAGGTTTCAAGGTATGACTTATTAACCGCTGCTTGTGGGACTGTCGGTGCGTTATTGACGTATAGCGTCTGCGTCTCTAGTCGATCTGGTCCCGACAAAAACTTAGCAAAGCTTACAGGCGCGTACTTATCTGCACCGTTCCAGCCAAGCAATTGACCCACTTCGGTGCCGTTAGCCACGTTGTCGGCTGGTCCACCTCCCTCGCCCCCTGCATTAGCCTCAAAGTACGCCAAATTAACGGCATCATCTGGTCGCGTAGGTGCAGGCAATCCATACAGTCTGTTGCCATTCAGGTTGAGCTGGGCGTCTTTAGCGAAGGCTCTATCAAGCACACCCTCGCCGCTCTCATTGCCGATTGGCGTGAGAGACTGGCCGTTAATGTAAGAGCCAGTCATTGCTATGCCACCAGCAAACAGCGTCCCTGGCAAATTGTCACTGTTGAATGGCAGATCAACGCCATACATGTTGCTCGACATGCCAATAAAGGCATCACCGTTAATAAAGGTATTAGTTGTGTAGTCGCGCAAACCTATATCAATCTGCTCGTTATCGACGCGGAAAGCTGGGGCTTGCTGTGTTGGATCGCCTGCCTCATTACCAGATCGCACTGTAAACCTGTCGGCCAGCACCGAGACGCCAAACTTCTCATTGCTGTTGCTAGTGAACGGGCCTCTAGGCTCCACTACAAGGAAGTTAAAGTCTTTCTGCTCATCAAGCCACGGATCGTAAGCATTCTCCATACGCAACGCACGAAGGTTCCAAGCGTTAGTGCGCGGCTCATCATAGATAGAAATGCTATCAACACCACTTGATCTAAGTGCCGAGTTCTCAACCCACTCGCCAGTATCGGCATCCCACCGCAAAGTTACATTGTCTATAGTTCCGTCGTTCACGCCTGATCCTCCATCTCCGTCACAGGAGATACACGCTGAAATTTCTACCCAGTTATAATCTTTTCGCACATAGCAATTACCATCAGCCGGAGCCTCCGATATACCGCCACCTTCTCCACCACTCCGCGCAACACCGATAATGTTTCGTTGACGCCAAGGGTTTTTAGTTTTGGTAGCTGCGTTTGGAGAAAAGCTGACGTACTTCTTTTTGTTACTATTCTGATTCTGCAACCTACTCATTAACTGCTGCGCTGCCGTAAGCTTCATTTGCGCGTCAGACTGATTCTGTCGTGCGCATATCTCCGCAGCCGCGTACAGGACCAGTAAGCTACCGTCCAGCACACACTTATCATTTGGATGAACCAGCTCCGGCGCTTGCATGTAGCCGGTAAGACGAACCATGCCGTCAAACTGTGACACGCTTCGATTAGGGACAGGCCAAAACTCAAGGAATCCCGTCGTATCCGCAGGACCATCTAGGTTTTCGTGAACGTCCCAATGCTGAATGGGCCAATTCTGGTGGCCTCTATCACTGTCGTGCAGACTGAAAAGAGACTCATCAATGCCGCGAATAAGGGGACGCCATAGCGAACCATCCTTAAAATCAACGTCAGTAATGCGCTCGTAGTGAAGAGAATCGGGGGTAGGGTAGTAGCGCTGACCAGCCTGTACAGGTATGTCGCGCTTAATCTTTAAGTGCGCCCAGTCGTACTCTTCGCATAACCGGCGCTGAGTACGGCTCAAGACCTGCACTAAGTAATCATAGGAGTTTTGACCTACTTGGGCATTAGTAGAGTGACCCACTTCTGCCCGCAATCTATCAACTAACTCATCAAGTCTTATGCCGCGCATTTTGCAACCTCAGTTGGTTGCGAAAGACCTACTCAAAGTCGTCGTCAACCTCTACATCAACCGCTGGGGCTGGCTCTGGCTTTGACTCTGCTTTAGGTGCTTTCGCTGCCCGCACCGTCTTTTTGGCCTTCTTCTCAAGAGCATCTGCTTGCTTATAGCGCTGCTCATGGTCCGGCTTAAAGAGGGTGCTGGGCAATCCGATTGTTCGTATGTCTGCGGGGAATGAAGCCCCATTGTTTTGCCAAATGGCATCAACTACTTTTCGATACTTCGGGTATCTGCTCAGTAACCTATCGCGCTCTCCCGCACCAGACGTTGAGGGGTTATCTATAACCTCAATACTGTGAACAGCGCTCTGTCCATGAATAGCTTGGAGCAAAAGCAACTCAGCCGTAGTGACCTTTGCTTTTGGCACCGCGTTGAGCGCATCTCCACCGACATTAATGACGCAATTGATTATGTGCATATTCTCTTTCTCCTGATTTAAAAACGGGGGCGCAATGCACCCCCACTCGTCTCAGGATGACCATTTACGCCAAGTCAATACGACCATGACAGTTCAACTGATCTGCGATCAACTGACCTGAATAGGTGATTGAGGTATACGATGCGTATTCATCGTGGGGGCGTGCTGGGTGGTGTCGTCGGCCCCACTCTTGATCCATAGCCATGATGTACATGTGCTTGGTATCAATCATAAAGCAAGACGCACCCAACCCAAGGTCATCCAGTGTTGGATCGTAGTGAAACTCAACTCCACCAAACGTCAACGCTGCAATAGTCAGGTTAGTCGCAGCCGGTCGTGACCAATTACTATCCGTATACAGACCCTTCTCACGAACCGCCTTAGTAAGCGCGTCGAGGAAGTCTGATCCGCATAGGAACAGGTTAGGACGACCACCGAAGCGACGAAGCTGACGCATTTCAGTGTTGAAGGTTTCTACGAGGTCAAGATCACCAGTTCCGTCAAAGGAAACATAGCGGTTTCTCCACCACTCGTTAGTTGCGCGATCAATGCCGCCAGTAGTACCGACTGCTGGTGTTGCAGTAATGAAATACTGAACGCCCAAGAACGCTAATGGGTCTGCCGTGCCATCACCCCAGAGCATGTCATTCATCTGGCGAGACAGAATCTCGCTCATGCTGAATGCCTTGTCTTCCATGATGTTGGTAATTGCAGTCAGCTCACGCTTGCTGTGCTTCTTCTCACCAGTGCTGTTAAGCGTGTCAACGATAGTGATACCGTCGATCTTAGCTTCTGTATAGGTGAAAGTGAGGCCAGTATGTAACTCCCTCCAAGGGTAGCGAGCGCGCTCAATGCCAGCAATAGTGCCGAAAGTAACAGTATCGTTGTGGGTATAACCACTAAGATCACCGTCACGCGATGCGCCACTGCCCTCATACTCGTACTTGCCCTTGACCGCTTTAGTAATGTCACCTTTGCCTCCAGGGAAGCTCTTAGTGGCAGACTCAAGCTTTGCCAATAGAGGCTTCTCTTGAATGGATTGTGGCAGCGGTTGACCACGGAAGTGGTAGTCCAGTGCTGCGTTTGCGATGCTTGCTAGTTCATTGGTTGTAAAAGCCATGATTAAGTCCTCAGTCGAAAACTAGGATTTCCTAGTCTCCAGTCACGGAACCGCCTACAGCTCGCAGCACTGCCTCATACATAGAGGCGGGTGGTGCGGATGAAGGCTGGTTCACCCCTCGACTGCTGAGAGTTCGCTTGGGCTGGGGAGGGGGAGCCATTGCCTTGAATGTCTCGTTTATCTCTCCGTATGCCTCGTTCACCCATTCAATCGCTTGCTCGGGTGACTCTGGCAACCCACTAGCCAGTTTCCTGACTTGTAACTTCTCATACAGCCATTTCTGTTTTGACTGATAATCGGGGTCGGAATTGGCTAACTGTTGCTCGTAGCTTGTAACAGCACTGGATACAGCTTGAGCAGTCGCCATGCGAGCTGTCTCTTCTGCCTCCGCTTGTTTCGCCTGCATTGCCTGTTGCGTCATTCGGGACTCGGCTTCTGCCCGTGCTAGACGCTGGGCTGATTCCTCATCTATGTAGCCGTCATCAACCTTCTTTTGAAGGTCATCAGGTACAGTCATGCCGTAACGGGCAGCCATGTCAGATTGGAACCCTTGAATAAGCTCGTAAGCTTTCGCGGGATCGTTCTGCATTAGCATGGGCAACTCAAAATACTGCGCTATCTGATCTTCGTTCATGCCGCTGGCACGCGCGGAGTTCTGCAGAGTTCTGAAATGCTCCTCTACTTGCATCAGGCTTTCAGCCCGTTGCTTGTAGCCATTCTTCTCTTCTATGACTTCCCGAAAACGGTCAATCTTTCCAAGAGGAACGTCAGACGATTTAAGGTCTTCTAAAGCCCTTAAAAGCTGTTGGTCACTATCAAACTGCTCAGTAGTCTCTTCTTCTACCGTTTCAGCCTCCGATGACGATTCGGCTTCTTCTGCAACCTCTGCAACTTCTGGCTCGCCTTCTTCATCCACTACCTGCGTTTGCAGGGCTTCACGAATAGCGTCTTCCAGTGTTCCGCGTTCTGGCTCATCAGATACGTCCGAGGGAGGTGAGTCCTCAAGCAATTCACCTTGCACTTCTTCCGTTGACGATTCGGAATGTAAATCTGTGTCTTCCATTTTAACGTCCTAGTTGTGTAGTTGAGAGTATGCAAAGGTTGGCATACATTAGTCAATACATTGTCGCCACCTATGTGCATAAACAGGTACAGCCGGATTTTTTCGACAAACATCATCATAAATCCGGTATTGAAGTTTCCCGTTCTCACGGTGGTAAGTGCAGTAACGTCTGGCTAATCCGTATCGCCAACCTCTCTGGCGTAGTTGCGCCTTCCATATATAGTTGCTGGTATACCAGCCGTCCTCGGGCATAGCGCGCCATGCCTCTTCAAATTCCTTCATGCGCCAGCCCGCAGGCTTCTTTTCGTCCGTCACATTGATAGTCCCTGCATTCGGCGTCTGGACTGGACCCCCTGCGTGGCCCCGTCGGCTTGCTGAGGCATTTCCGCATTCATAGCCCCCTGACCGCCTTGAGCATTGGGATCGTTCTCGCCCACGGCAACTTGCGCCTGATTGTTCTGCGCCATGATGCTGGGCATGTTGGCGGCAATGGCTTCATTAAGGTCAATGGTGTCATCCACTGCCTCGACCATAAGCCGGCCTAGCCATTCGGGGTTGATATAAGGCATCTGCAGCAAGAACGGCATTAGCATCTGAAGAGCTTGCTGACGTTGCGCCTTGTTTGGCCTGCCGTTAGAACCAGCCACAATATCCAGATAAACCTCTTTCTGAATGTCCAGTCGTGACATTTGCGGCCAAATAGCGCCTTCTCCGGCAATTTCTTTGACCGTATCTATGTCCAGCTCGGCCAACATAACTTGACCTGCATCCCTAGCAATTTCAGTCAATACGTCGTTCAGCTCGTCCATTTCAGCTTCCAGCGCCGCCGAACGGCTTGACTCAGCAATAGCCGACTCTGTAGCCGTGGAATTGCTGGTGGCCCCCATGCTCGACTCGTTGTAGCCAACCGCCATATATATGTCTTGCATGGTAGTGCTGGTTTCATACAAGTTCGGGTCCACACCCATCTTTGGCAATGCCTGCATCATGTCTGCTAACTTCTGGCCTGGGATCAAGCCATCTAGCTCAAACACGGCACTAGCAGGGTGGTATGCCAACAAGTCCTTATCATCCTCTGATACTGAGCCTCTAGGCACTACATACCCTGGGCGATTAGCAATGCGATGCTCTCTAAGCGCCTCTTTAGCTCTATTAAGCTCCATTTGGGCATCCCGCATCAGGCGTACATCAGAGGGCGGGAAAAGCCGAGAGGGGTGCGTCAGCTCGCCGTATGAGAAGGCATAGATGGGGAAGAACCTCTCCAGCACCACATCGGGCTGCTCGGGCGGCTCTAGGAAGGTTTTGAACCCCTCGGCCATCGTGTATTTGAGGCCAGTCAGCTTGTCCCACATCACCCAAACACAAACCAACTCATCGCAATCTTTCTTTTTCAGATCGTTGCGAGGGTTCATTTGGTGAGCATCGTCGGTATGGGTGTACAACTTAACCCCACTTTCGTCAGACCCCCCAGAGTCAAGAGAAAGGTCAACTTGAAAAATCTCCTTTATCTCTTGCTTGGTCATAAAGATTTCTTCAGCCAGCCAATCTGCGCCCAGCCAACCCTTTAAGCTGTGACAGCGGGGGTCCGGAATGACACTGGTAGGGGAGGGGAAGTCAAATACCAGCCCCTCGCGCGAGATAATCTGGCCTTCCTTTTGCAGCTGGCCCAGCGCTAACTCAAGTTCTGCCTTCTCTGCCGACACATCAGTAACGTCTGTACCTTCCTTTACATCAGCCATCAACCGCTCAATATGCGCCAATCGACTCGCTGTATCTGCAATCTTAGCCTTCGACTCTGGACGTATCTCCATTTCGCGCTGGAAGCCTAGCTTTATATAGCCAACTCCAGTCTGCACCGCAGATCGAACGCATTGTTTCATTTGTGCCTTGAAGCTAGGAATCTGCTCATTGGTGTAATAGTTGTAGCAAATCTCTAGCGTCTCACCCATCCGACGCAACATTTGCTCTTGCTGTTGACCTTGCTGCACATCAGCCAGCAATGCCTGCGCCTCTGGAGGGGGCGGTAGCCCCGCCTCGCCAGCCATTGCCATCTGCTCCTGCGCAGCCTGCAGCGACGAAGCACTACCATCCCACACCGTATAATTCATGCGCAGCTTACGCTTGGCCGTCGCGCGCGGGTTCTTGGCGTATAAGCTGGCAGTCTTCTGCCGGACAAAGCGCTGGGTGACGTTCACGACATAAGAGCCGTCATCCCAGTCATCCGTCGATCCGCTAAACGCCATCTCCATATCTTCGACCATGACCTTAAACGGCTCTTTGTAATGCTGCTTTGCCTGCTTAATCCGGTTCTGCAGTTCTTTACAAAACGCGCGCTCTGATTCGCTAGGCTCAATATTCTCGGCCTTTACATAGCCTTCAACTTCCATTACCAGCCACCCCTAATTCGTTTCATGTCGCCCATGCGCCGTTGATGTTTAGATTCTCGCTTGATCCACTCTAACGTCCGTGGCGCAGGCGCATCCAGTTTTTTCGGTTCTCGTATCGCGTAGAGCTGCTGTATCTTCATCCCAAGCCATGACAGCGCATCCACAAAATCGTCATACGTGGATCGCGGAAACTTTAAAATCTCATCTTCAGCCGCCATTCGCCACCAGCAACGATAAGGAAAAAACACGCGGTTATCTGCCATCATGCCCTGCAATGAACGCGCCCTTGCTTCCTTATCCTTGCTAGCATGGACCTCTTCAATGACGCAGCTAACGCCTTCCTCTAACTTGCGCTTACGCAGGAATGGACCCAAAGCCTGACCCATGTGCTGTTTCTCAGCCCACCAGATACGCGGCTCCCACTTCTGCATCAGTTCAATCATCTTCTCAACTTGCTGCGCAGCATCGAACCGACCCCAGACACAATCCAATACATATATCTGGCCGTGCTTGTCTACGCCAGCAATAACCATCGCTGTCTTATCGTTAGTCTCGCCCGTCGCTACAGCATGATCGGAAGCCGCAAAGATATTCAGCTCTTCTTTCCTCGGGGCATCCTCAAAGGTGTGTAGCCAAGACTTCTTAAAGTAATTGCCTTCTTGCGCCGAAGGGTTTTGCTGGTACAACGCTTGGAATGCGCGCGGGTTTAATCGCTGCTGAGTCTCGCCAAACTCACGATCGAAGCGCTCCGGCCATAGCAATTCACCCGCCTTGCGTCCCAGAGGGTCGTTATCTTCCGCAAAGAACGGGCAGTTAGTAATCTCCCACTGCCGTGCAATGTCGGGGTCATAGCAGGGGTTATCAGGGTTGGTTAGCCGCCCGATAATGTCATCCTCATGCCAGCGCGTGAAAGTCAGCATTACACTGGTCCCCACGCTGCTCATTAATCGCGTCATAGCTACTTGGGTGAACCACTGCCACATTTTCTCCCGAACAGTAGGGGAGTCTGCTTCACTGGCGTCCTTTACCAAGTCATCACAAATCAGGCAGTGCGCACCACGACCTGATAGCGCTTGGCCTCGACCCACAAATACCGTCGTGCCATTTTGCTCAGTCACAAGCCGGTCTGCGGCTGCTGAACCCTTGCGCAGCTTAACCTCGGGGAATATCGACATAAATGTTTCAGACTGGACCATCGCCCGAACCTCTCGGCCAAAGTCACCCGCCAGCTCTGAGTTATACGTCGCAACCACGTTAGACTCATCAGGGAACCGACCAATACGCCACGCGGCATAGAATTTAGTCACAAGCTGCGTCTTACCGTGGCGGGGTGGCATGGTCACAATCCAACGCGGCTTATGACCTTTTACCTGACTGTGAATGCCATCTGCCATTAACTTGTGGTGCGCCGCCGCTTGGTACTGGCTGCGGTTTACGTCAAGAGGATCATCCAGGCTAGGCATCATCAATTGAGCAAACGCCAGTATGTCGTCCCGCGCGAGTTTCAGCGCTCGTAGTCGCTCCAGCTTCCTTAGATAGTCAAACGCATCCTCATTATCTTTAGGCTTATCAACTTTGCTGCGGATAGTGAGCGCGGGCGCTTTAGCCTTAGCCACGCTCTGCATCCCTCAAAGCCTTGGCAATCTCAAGCAGTAGCTTTGCCATTTGGTGCTGCGAAACGGCCATGCCTTCTACAGCGTCAAGCAGTCTAGCGATTGCGGCCTGCTCTATTTCGCTAGTTTCAGTCACACGAACCGCCGAATGTCAGGGTATCTTCGCACTGCTCAACCTCAACCTCTTCACCGTCAATAATTACCGTGACCTGAATGCCGTTGGCTATCAGCGCCTCAATGTCTGCTAGCGATACGTTCGTACCGTCTGCTGTCGTATAGGTTGTCTGGTTATAGCTGTCCGTGGTGGTCGTTGTGGTCGTTTCTGTGTTGACCGAGCTTGTCTCTGTTGAGCTTGTGGTGCTTGTCGCTGTGCTTGTTACTGACTGATCCATGTCATTCCCTACGGTTGTGTAATCTCCACCCACGCT